CCCTACTTGACGGAGAAGTATGGGGTGTGGTAGAGGATATTATCGACCAACAGAGATACATTAATCGGTTAATATCCCTTATCGACTTCATTATGGGTAGTTCCGCGAAAGGTGTATTACTTGTTCCTGATAATGTCATCCATGAAGATATGGACTTAGAAGCTATCGCACACGAGTGGTCTAAGTTTAACGGAGTAATTAAAATAAAGTTAAAACCAGGGGCACAACTGCCAAAACAGGTGTCGGCTAACACCACTAACGTGGGGGCGCATGAGCTACTTGCTATTCAAATGAAACTTATTGAGAATATCATAGGGGTGTCTGGAGCTATACAAGGGCAGCAGGCTAAGTCTGGGACACCGTCAAGCCTTTATGCACAAGAAGCGCAGAACTCTACGATAAACAGTAAAGACCTTTTTGAGGCTTTCTCTGCCTTTAAAGTAAATGTGGACTACAAGATTACTAAAAATATAATTCAGTACTACAATGACAAGCGCCCGGTATTATCATCAAAGACTGGTGAGAACATCACCATGTTTGATCCTGAGCTTGTAAAGAGCCTTGAGTATGAGTTGGTGGTAGCAGAGGGAAATAATTCTCCAGTTTACAGACAGCTACTGGAAGATACTCTATGGAAGATGCTTGAAGCGCAGATGATAGACTTGACGCTGTACCTTGAAAATTCTTCATTACCGTATGCTGAAAAACTCTTACAGTCTATAAAAAGAAGACAAACAGAAGGAGGGCAGGGAGCACCGGATAATGAGCTGATGGCTGCCTTACAGGAAGCTACAAATGGAGCCAACCAAAATGCAGACCCACGAGCTATGCAGCTACTTGAAAGGATGGCATCAACAAATTAATTCGGTGGGGACGGGTCAACCTTTTTGGTGATCTTCTTTGTTGGCACAACACTCCCTGATGTTATCCAGCAACTTCTCTGAATACAAGTCTTTTGGCTGAACGCGTAATAACATCCATCCAGCACAAGATAAGGCATTATATTTATCCATGTCTGATATGAATCCTGATGGATTGACGTGCCTCCCTTTAGTCCATACACCTCCCTCAACTTCAATAGCTATCTTGTGAGTTGGGATGGCGTGGTCGATGCGCCATTTCCTTTTGTCATGGAATTTAAACTCATGGATCACGTGAAGCGATAACTTCTTTGCGATGTGATCTGCAAATGTCTTATCACACTCTTCTTTTATCTGGCGTTTCATAATATTGGAGCAGGAAACCCATTGATGCCAAAGGCTCGATGGGAGGAATGCGACTGCCACGCTTTAAATTGTTTAACAAAGTTAATAATTATTTTCTGATATGTGAAATTATTTAGTATCTTTGCTTCGTGAAACTCACTTTGAAAATGAAATCATCACCAACAAACGTAAAGTCTAAAACGCGAGATGAACCGCCAGGTGAACTACCCACCCACGCTAAAGCGATGGGATGGGCTTCGGGTTTCAACGGACGTGCTACCTAAGTAGTCTGATTTATCCTCCACCTTTGTAATCGACAGTCCCTGCCGATATATTTTTAAACCTTCTTTGAGAATATTTCTACTTGCATTTACATCTCTGTCGTGTATTGCGCCACAAGATTTACAAGTCCATTCTCTATCTGAAAGTTTTAAGTCTTGATTTATCCAACCACAGTCTACACACGTCTTCGAGCTGGGATAGAAACGATTAACTTTTACAAGTTCTTTCCCATACCAATCACACTTATATTGAAGCAATGTTACAAAATTACCCCAACTTGCATCAGCAATGTGCTTGGATAGTTTGTGGTTTTTAATCATACCTTTCACGTTTAAGTCTTCACAAACAATAACGTCAAATTCATTGACAAGTTTGTGAGAAACTTTGTGTAAGGTGTCTAATCTACAACTTGCAATTTTCTCGTGAATTTTGGCGACTTTGAGTTTTTGTTTTTCAAACCCATTACTACCTTTTTGTTTACGAGAAAGATGTTGTTGTGCTTTCTTTAATTCTCTTGCATATTTTTTTGTGTATCTATTATTTTTAAATCTCTTATTATCAGAAGTTATTACAAAATCTTTAAGTCCTAAATCTATTCCAACTTGCTTATTTGTTTTTGGTAATTGCTGAATCTCTTGTTCTGTGAAAATTGAAACATAATACTTACCTGTTGGTGTTTTGGTAATACTCATTTTACCAATTTTACCCTTAACCTCTCTATGTAATTTTACTTTGATACCATCTTTAAACTTAGGTATAATTATTTTCCCATCCTCAAGTTTACCAAATTGTGGTATTGTAAAAGTATTTTTATGTTTCCTTGATTTAAATTTTGGAAATTGTGCATTACCTCTAAAAAAGTTCAGATAAGCTGTATCTAAAGAACGTAAAGCAAATTGCAAGGTTTGACTGTTAACTTCTTTCAACCACTTAGTATCTTCTTCTTTTTTCAGTTTTGTCAGAGTGGCTGCTTGTTTGTAATAGTTGTCAGATTTCTTGTCAGCTTGATACTGTTCTTTACGTTCATTTAGGAAATGATTATAGACATAGCGAGTGCACCCAAAGTGCTTTGCAAGAAGTATCTCCTGCTCTGCCGTTTGGAATAACCTAAAACGATATGTCTTATTAACCATTTTCATTACTTATTATACATCAAAATTTATGCCAAAGTGTTATTTTATGTAAATTTGTCACATCCTTTCACAAGGTTAGTGGTCGCTTACATCCCATCGCCTTTGGCGTGGGTGGGTAGTTCACATTGTTGCTTCGTTAACTATAATATTATAAACCTTTTTTTCTTTGTTCACTTCAACAGGGAAGTCCATGTGTTTGTTTGAAAGCCACAAAATCCCGGCAGTAGTTATCACCCGATCATCCTTCGCCCCCTTAACAGCACCGTAAGAGCCGTCAGCCTTGATCTCATACATGTCCATCTCATTGCAGGCGTTATTATCCCTCTCTACATAGGTGTAGTCCCTAAGAGAGGCATTTAACTCATTAATGATCATTGGCTTTGTGGACTTGTTGGTATGGAAACCATAAATAGCGGGGACTCCCTCTCGCACACGTTCAGGGGAAGTCCTTGTGTATAAATTCTCGTAGTATGGGGCTATCTCGTCAAGGACGGTGAGGTGATGATCTCCTTCTGCCCCCTTTGTGCTTAAACTATTTACTTCTATTGCTAAAAGCCCATTTTGATAGATGGTAGCAAGTTGAGCCGCCTTCCACGCGAATAAGTCTTGGTCTATATGCCCGTGCCATACAGCCACAACTCTTGGCTTGCCGCCATACATCAAAGGCTCTCTATCCATTACTTTAACAGTTGAATAGTCAGCAAGGTCTGACCTCCCCCCAATGTCAGCAAATAGAACATATCTATATTTAATATTCTGGGTACCGTCAGGCAATTCCCATACAGAAAGGTTCCCTCCTTCTATTTTATCAATTCTAACATCCGTGAGGGCGTCGAATCCTTTGTATTCTTTCCCGTAAATTTCTCCAATAAGCAAAGGTTCTTTGCAGTCTTTTCTTACTCTTAAAACATCTACCCTGTTAAAAGCTCTATGCCCTGTGCTTTGAAATGCCTCGTCAGCATTGGAAGGAAATTCAGACATCATCCTCCAATCAGAGTATCCTTCCTGTTCTTTAAAGCTCTTGTACCAGTTTATCCCTTCAAGTGTGGCTCCTAAATTCCAAAGTACCCAGTCGTAGTCTGTAAACGAACTTATAAACTCGTCGAAGTCAATAATATCTTTTCTGTAAATTTCTATCTCCCACCAAGCAACAAATACAGGTGTATATCCCAACTGCTGCTTGTTTTCAATGGCTTTTAACCATTCGGAGTGGAAGAAAGACCCTACCCCTTTTGCTGTGGATTCTAAGACGGCTATAGTATAGGGTTCGTTAGGGACAGAAGCTCTAATAGTTTGAATTAAGTCCTCCGCTGTCCTCTTCTCTGTGGACTTAAAAAACGCTACCTCGGAAAGGTGTGTCATCTGGAAGTTATAAGTTCTTAACGCCTCTGGAGTTTCGCTTGACGCTACGCCTACTATACATCCTCTTTCGGTTATCATCTTGATAGACTGCGACCCCTCATAGGGTTTAAAGGTGATGGGCTGTATGTATTTAGGATGGGACTCTGCCATCCTTGTAAACATCCCCCTGATGTGTTTAGCGGCGTCTTTTACGTGTGCGCAGATAGCAGAGTGCCAGTTTCTTCTGTGGAATAACTGTATCCACCCCATGTAGAGTTGCACAAGTGTTGACCCCCCCCATTGACGTGCCTTTAAAAGGATACACCTGATAGGCACACCTGCTAACCTCATAGCCTCAAGTGCCTTGAGGAGCTTTCTTTGTGCTGGCCTTAATATAAAAGGGACTTCACCTTCGTTTATCTTATCCCAAATTTTAACACACGTAGCTGCCCAGAACTCAAAGTCGTGTTTTACACGTAGCTGTGTGATGACTAAAAGCAACTCCTCCATAGAGATATTATTCATTTCTCTCTGGAACTTCTCTACGGAGCCATAGAAGATAATTTCACTGATAACATCTTCTTCTATCCCTGATGCCGGGAACTTCATCATGTTCCTATCATCGACGGCTATATCTATAAGAGCCGTGACGGTATTAAGCCCAGTTATTGGATCGTAAGGGGGGAATAAGATGTGTTCTCTATCCTTACTCTCCTTAACAATATCCTCACTCTTTTTGTCCATGTAGACTTAATATTATGTCAAGGTCTTCTTGCGCCTCTACTGTTGTTTTTATTCTTTCTTTTTTCTTTAACATATCAGCTATCACGCCCTGTACCCTTCTGGGTGATATAAAGAATATTCTACCAACCTCCTCATAGAGGTCTTTCTTTAGGACGTATTTGGCGTATTCTCCGTGACTTTTGAGAATAGATACATAGTACCTAAAAAGAACCTCGTCTCGCTCTTGTGAATTTGTGTTTTTCACCATAACTATTGAATTATGACATAATTTCTTATAAGGATGCAAATATAGCATATCATATTCATGCGGGTGGCTTTATTTTGCTAATTAGTTAAAAATAGTTATCAACAAATTAATATTTATAGTAAAGTTCTTTGAGGTATTGTGGTTGGAAGAAAAATTGTTCTTCCATAAAACCTTACACATAAAAATATTTGTGCAAATTAAGTTCACCTCCGGGACAGAGGGTTGAGCGCATCGAGCCGTCCTGCACAACAGGTTGTAAAACCTGAAAAGGAGGCGTTGAAGTGCGAAAAGTTCAATATGTAAAGTTAATGCTTGCATTTGCTTTCTTTTGAAGCCCATCAATCTTTAGTTGATGGGTAGTTCACTGGATACGAATGAAACTAAACTTGACCCAATGGATACGAATAAACCTAAACTTGACCAAATGGATACGAATGAAACAGAACGCGAACTGATCGGCGGTGACGAACTTGATAGTACGGCAGAAGAACAAGATGCTTCTTTGCCTGTGGAAGAAGAAGAGAGTGAAGAAGAGAGTGAAGAAGAGAGTGAAGAAGAGAGTGAAGAGGATGAAGAAGAGGATGAAGAAGAGGATGAAGAAGAGGATGAAGGGAAGGATGAAGGGAAGGATGATCCTAAAAAAGAATTTGACCTCTCTAAGATAAAAGATAAAAAAATACGTGAAGAGGTAAGGAAAGAGATTGAATACCTCAATGATAAGGTAGAGAAGTCTGAGGAGTTTAAGCAGGATTACATCACAGCAAACAACGCTATCAACGAAGCCTTTTATCAAGAACCAGTAGTTGCGGAATTTATGAAAGACATCCTTAGCGGAATGTCGTTACGCGCCAGCATCAATAAGCATTTCGACATTGACGATCTTAAACTTGAAGAAGGAGACCCAGATGAATCAGAGGTTTTAAAGGCTAAGGGTGAAGCTAAGAAAGCCAGGAAACAGAAAGAGAAGATGCTTGAAACTCTTCAAGATAATAGAATTGCAAGTGAAAACGACGCAAAAGAGTTTGCTGAAGAGAATGGATTAAAGTCAAAGCAGGCAGAAGCATTTTTCTCCAGAGTAGATGGATTCCTCAACGATGCTTACGAAGGTAGGCTTACAAAAGAGTTTTTTGAAATAATTAATAAGGGGCTTAACCACGAAGCCAAAGTAGAAGCTGCTGTAAAAACTGCAGAAATCAGATTAAAAAACATGAAGATAAAAGAACAACGCATTAAAAAAGAGGCACAGAAGGATGGTCTTCCCAACCTTACGGGTAAAAGCAAGATGACATCCAGAGGAGATGAGGATCACTCCGGTGGGTTATTTACAGCAATACGAAGATTTGAACAAAACCAAATATTTTAAATGCTGCAATCTTTCGCTTTAAAAAATCATTTGAGTGGGGAACACACTCTTACAAATCAGGACGAACTGTTGGCGTTGGTCAAAGTGTTGACTCCTGAAGCCCAACCCATCGGCTCTGCCGTGGGTGGTAGTTCACGCATCACCTATAACACAATTTTATAAAAATTATGAAAAGATCAATTTTCCTTACCTTGCGATTCCTATCAATAGCCATATTTGCTGTGCTTGGAGTTGCACTGATGACTGGCGCAGTATCGCTTGATGAAATCATGTCATTTGGAGCCGCTGGCGGCTCGACATTAGCTATGGCCGCTGGGGCAGCATATTCCCAAGAAGGCACCGTAAAGTCCGTAAAAGACGGAGTAACTGGAGGTTCGTACAGGGTACATTATGATAACACAGTATCCAATGAGGTCGTCAAGATGAAACCATCAGCGACGCCTATCGACACTATCTTACGAAAGACGAATAGAATCGTACCTGTTCGATCATGGGAATCTGAATGGTACGCCGTTGACGTAAGAGCTACGATGGATACGACAGCCGCCGCTACCGCTGAAACAAATGCAAACACCACATGGACAGCTAAAACCATGACCGTCACTAACTCCCACATGTGGACTGTTGACGACCTTATCAAAGTGAATGCCGCTACGTTTAAAAGCGCTACCCATACAGAACAAGTGCCGGCATCTACTCCTATTTCGGTTATTTTACACGTCATCGAGAAAAATGGAGCAGATCTAAAGGTTATCCCCATCTATCATCCAGATCAAACGTGGGATGCATACATTGCGGGGACAACAAAATATGACACCCCCTCGATTGCTTCTGGTGCGAAGCTCACCAGAATTGGTAATGCTAAAGCTGAAAAAGCCGCACAGACAACTGCCTACGCTGTATTCCCTGAGAAGTTCTCTAACTTCTGCCAGATACACATGGCACAGGTAGAAGAATCAGTACACTCCCGTCTGCATAAAAAAGAAGTTCCGTGGGACATCTACGACTATCAGACACAGTCGCTATACGACATGCGCCGCGCAGCAGAGTTCACCTCTATCTGGGGGTTAAGTGGTAAAGTGTTTGACCCCACAGCATCGGAATGGAAATTCACTTCTGGCGGACTGAATCAGTACGTCACCAAAGAGTTGACATATTATTTAGACACTAAATTTGGAAACCCGCTGTTTGCTGCATGGGCACAGAATGTATTTGAGGGAAACTCTGGCTCTGACAAACGCTTTATGTTTGCCGGCTCAGACTTGATAAAACGGTTAGCAAGTGTAGATACTGTTGCAAAGCAGATCGAGGCTAAGAGTACGGAAGTAGTATTCGGGTTGACGTTCAGCAAGATCGAGACACCGTTTGGCATTCTTTTAATTAAGATGCACAACCTCTATAATGACATGTATGAAGCCGGAAACGGTATCATCTTGGATATGAATAATATTGAGAAGCACGTATTTAAACCTATGGAGAGCCGCGAACTTGAGTTCATTAAATCAGGGCAGAAGATGGCCACCGGCTTTGTCGTTGACGAGACATTCTGCCTTGCCATGAAGTATCCCGACACACACCGCAAGATTCGTTACATTGGATCGAACGAACCATCTTAGCATTAACATGGGGTGGGAAACCACCCCTACTTAAAATTCCAACATGAGACTAAAAGTTTATAGACATAATTACAGCACTGGCGACCTCAAGTTATTTGAATACAAAGGAAGGATAGTTGAGGCCAGCTTTGATGGGGGGACGCTCTCACCAAGAAGAATCAATGGCAGCTTTTCAACATCTGACCCGTTCACTCAAGAAGCCCTTGAATCCTTACCGGACTTCGGAACAGGGTTTTTTATAGAGCGGGATAATGCAGCAGATGCTCCAGCGGCTGTTGTTGTGGAAGACACAGAACAAGTGTTTGGAGTTAAGAATATCACAGAGGCTAAAAAGTATCTCACAGAGAGATATGTGACGATAACTTACAGCCAGCTAAAGAACAAACCAATGGTGTTAAAGGTGATGGAGAACCTTAATATTAATTTTCCTGAATGGCTTACAGAAGATGAATAGAGATGAGATCATAAACATCGTCAAGGTTAAAATGGATGAAGTAAGCCCATTTGAAGAGGAGGAGCTTGTTTCCTCCTCTTTAATTGAGCAGCTACTCGATTTTGCCGCAGGCAGTGTTGTGAGACTATTCCCCGATCATCAACTACCAACTATTACTGATAACAGCATTTCTTTAACAAAGAACCCTGACGGGAGCGGGTATTTCACCTTACCCGCTTCTTTTCAGAGGCTTGTGTCCCTTAGACTTGAATCGTGGGAGAGGCCGGTGACAAAAGCAATAACCGATAAAGACCCCTCATACAGCATACAGTTCAATAAATATATTCGTGGGGGTGTGACCTTCCCGGTAGCCGTTCAGAAGTCACATACAATGGAATACTTCTCTGTTCCAAAGGAGATGAGCCATGAGTTGAAAGAGTTCACCTACATCAAAGAGATGAAGGCAGAGGAGATCCCAGACATACTGATAGACGCCTTAACATGGGAGTGTGCAAGACTTGCTTTTGACTCTATGCAGGACACACAAAGCGCAACAGCATGTACTAATAATTTTGTAACACTTTTAAAAATAGCACATGAGGGGACAGATAATACAAGGAGAGAGTAAGTCCGCAGCTATCTATATTGATGATAGGGATGGGGAGCCTATTGACCCAAACTTGTGGCCGGACATAGAAGTCTATCTTGTGGAGACAGCCTCTTACAAGACCCTTGAGAGGTTCTCAAAAGTTCCTAAAGAAGGGTTTTTACCTATTACGTTTGATACCTACGTCAACCCAGAGGGGATAGAAAGGCCTTATGCTTTGATAAGGTTCTCTGACACAGGTGGTGTCCCTGCGGGGAATATTGATGTGAACATTCATTTGATAAAAAATCAGGCTACATACCCATCAGGGAAGTCGGTAATGATATTTAAAGGTAAGTTAGCGCGAATGCTAAGGGCAAAAAGGAGTTAATAATGATAAATGCTAACAATGAAGTTACGACAAACGCTGACTACCAAGTCTATGTAAAACTTGGTGTTGACGTACAGGTTCTTATGAAAGACGATATTGACGGAGAATACATTGTCTATTTGCTTAGTAATATTGATAACATACAGAACTGGCTTAACATAGCACATTTAGTTTATAGTCCGAGTATAGGTGTCTTTGTTAATTTTGAACAGCATTATGAACAGCTTTGGTTCGCCAACCAACCGAGTGTTGACTTCGTGGCTTTTTATAACGGAAATGAAAAGGTTAGCCAGTTTAGTGTTAACGCTGACGATATTATAGAATTGGAGAGCAGGCTAAACATTAATACCCCATTTCAGAAGATCAGGTGGGAGTTTGAATCAGCTACCATTCTCTCTATTTCAAGTAAGAAAGACCCCATGATCATTTTCGATGAAGAGGGGGCGTATGACGCGACTATAAAAATATTTACCAGTGATGATGTTCTGATATGCCAACATACTAAACCTCAATTTATCCTCGTCGGGGATGTTCAGAAATACAGGGTTACATTCCACGTAATGAACGAATACGGTAATGACATTGAAGGAGCTGTTATTGTAATAACAAACGTTGGACAGTTGACAACAATGGAAGATGGGACAGCGTGGATAAACCTCCCAAACAATAATTACAACTTTACCGTCACGGCGGGGGCGCATTTACCGTTTTATGGTAGCTTCACAGTTCAGGGAGAAGATATGACTATACCAGTTTACTTCTCTGCTATTCCGGCTAAATTCAACATCACTTTCAATACAATTATCAATGAGCTTCCTTTAAGTGGAGTTCAAATAAGCCTTACAGGTGGACAGATCACAGCTCCAATGATAAAGATAACAAACATATCAGGGATAAGTATATTCAAAGACCTATCCCCTGGAACATACCCTTTTGTAGCCTCTAAAGCAGGTTATAATACCGTCAACGGTCAGGTGCTATTAGAGGATGCAGACAAGACGGTTATCGTCCAGTTTATTGATGAGACCACCACAGTTAAATTTGTAGTAATGAGCAATAGTTTAGTTCCGCTAAATGACGCTTTAGTAGTTATGGGAGAACATCAAGCACTCACGGTAGATGGGCAGTGTGAGTTCGAGGGGATCACCATAGGAAGCTCACATGTCTATGAAATTTCAAAGGAAGGATACACCACGGTAAACGGAAGCATAGGAAGTGTAACGGAAAATATGAAGATAACAGAACAGCTCGATGAATTGAAGAACCCAGCATATTTCGGTGTCTCCGCTATGCAGACCATTGACGATGTAACAGTAGGATCGGAGATAATACTTAAACCACGCATACCACTTATCCCATTTTCTCCTAAGATAGGAGACAAATTCGGAGACGGGACAGTCTGCTATCTATTACAAGATGGAGACTACGGCTATGAATTAGGAAAAGTAAAAGGTATAATTTCTGCCGATCAGGACGCTGGGAGTTTCGTTTGGGGAAATGTCAACGCTTTGGTGGAGCAGACGAAAACTGGATTTGGCTACGGGAAGTTTAATACCGACAGGATAATAAACATCCTCCAAGCATTTAACAGCGGCCAATACGCAGCTAAACGCGCTAATGAGCATGTGTCTATACTATTCTCTGACTGGTATCTCCCAAGTAAAGATGAGCTGGTGCAGGTGTATGGAAACACTGACGGCCCTCCCCCAGGATTTTCAGGGAACGCCTTCTATTGGTCGTCAAGTGAATCTGACAAGACTAAGGCATGGGCTGTAAATGCGGGTGTAGCCTCCGAAAAGATAAAAACAGAACAGTATAGGGTTCGCGGGATAAGGACGTTTGAGATGATGAACCTTGACGTTACGGTGGATTGGATACCGACATTCCCTAATGATGCCGCATATTACTGGATGGCTTTGCCTCAAGATGGTGGAGTTGTCTTTGAAGAATACACAAAATACCAAGACAAGGACACCCTTTCGCAAAATGTATGGAAGGTCGTAACCGATAACTATAACGTAACCGTAATAGACGTGTCGGGGAAGCCTTACATTTTATACATCCATAAAGGGACTATACACCCAACTCTCGGACAGATACCACAAGAACCCATTAACACAAGGTTTAGACTATGATAACGCTAAGTGATCAGGTAAAATATCAGGGGTTTGGTTTCACAGACCCAAAAGTAGCTGTCGGAACGGGACAGCAGTACGCCACTATGAATGCGCTTATTAACGACTTAGCTCCTAAAGGGCAGTTGGCGGTGAATATGAGGGTTTTAGACCTTGACGCTGATAAGATATGGAAGATCACGTATGAAGAAGGATGGGGATATACTCTCGCGCAGGGGAACCTGACAGGAGAGGAGATAGCGATCCTCCTTAACGCTATCCCCGACATTAACGACATGGTATTATCCAATAAGATAAATTACAACCAGTGGTTTACCGTTAAGGGTAAGATAGACAACATGGACGCGATAATAGACGGGAAGCAGAATAAGTTTAAACAAAGGAGAATGGTTTTTGGTGGAGCCACCAGCGAATACTTTCTTATTGAGAATTTCGCGTCTCCAATATTTTCTCTTGCGTTAAACAGAGTTCCGCTTGTAGGAATAGAAGCCAATGATTTCAGTGGGAGTGCTTTAGTCTATGATTATATTTATAAGTCCATAGCAGCAGACACAAAGATAACATTATCCGCTTCTTTGGGGAAATTTAAAAGCGAAGACATAATTGACATAGTTTACCAATGATACAACTAAGGACATTTAGGAAGGTACAGGCACACAGCCCCAACAACAGGGTGCAAAGTCTAATAGGGGATTCCACCTTCATCGACTTTAATGTCGATGAAGTATTAGCTGGAGATAGTTGGAGATGCTCTTCTGATGAGCAGGTTGTCAACAACGTCGTCGGGAACCCGGTAGTTTATAAAGGTGATAAAGTCATGGCGATGGTGGATAATCCAGGCCCTCTAAACTGGGAAAATATCAACAATGGAAACTGGGATATTATCAGGAGAATACCTATTCCACCCGGCACCCGCATAACTGCCCGCGACGGTGGGCAGGAAGGGGTGGAAACCTACGATGATGATTACCGGTATATATGTGTTCAATCGGGAATACCAGAATCGCTGCCTGGCCGGCGCGACGGTACAGCAATTTGGAAGAAAACATCAATCGCTCAATCTAATTAATTATGGCAAGGAAAAAAATAAAACAAACTCAAGAAAAGCTGGATAAAATAAAACTCGAAGCCGAAGAGTTGACTTCCCAGCTTA